TTCTGTGGTTCCTGCAGGACCGCTCGTCATCACCGAGTACACGGTCGTCAAGGCGAAGGCGCAGTCCGGCCACACGCTCGCGAACGTGGACACCGACTGGGGTTACAACCCAGCGTAACAAGAGGCAGGAGGCCAGAGAGTGCTTACAATTAGAGTTCCGCTAACTGAGGGATTCAACAGCACTACGAACGAGTTCGTCGCTGCTGAAGAATTCCAATTGGAGCTGGAGCACTCTCTGGTCTCACTGTCAAAATGGGAGTCGTTTTTCGAGAAGCCTTTCTTGAGTGATGAGAAGAAAACTCTGGAAGAGACTCTTTGGTACGTTCGAGCGATGACTTTGACCCCTAATGTGCCTCCGGAGATTTTCGACAAAGTCTCTGACGACAACCTTAAGGCGGTCAATGTCTACATCAGCTCTAAGATGACGGCTACCTGGTTCTCTGAGAAGGAGAGCCGTTCGCACAGTCGAGAGATCATCACAGCGGAGATCATCTATTACTGGATGATCACCCTCGGCATTCCAAAGCAGTGCGAAGAGTGGCATCTGAACCGTCTTCTGACACTTGTTCGAGTCTGTAATCAGAAGAACGCGCCCACTAAGAAGATGAGCCGGCGTGAAATCGGGATGCGTAACAAAGCGCTCAACGAACAGCGCAAGGCACAGTTCGGCACTCGAGGCTGATAGGAGGGCGCGACGTGTCAAAACTCGTTTGGGGTGCAGCAGGCGAACGATACTTCGAAACAGGCATCGACCGAGGCGTTCTTTACGTCGGTAGTGCCGATGGCGTCGTTTGGAATGGTCTTACATCGGTAGACGAGGCCCCGCAGGGTGGAAGTCCTAGACCATTTTACTACGACGGCGTGAAGTATCTGAACATCGCAGTGGGGGAAGAGTTCGAAGGCACAATCAACGCCTTCTCCAGTCCTCCAGAGTTTGATCAATGCGATGGTGTGTCGTCCTTGCACACGGGTTTGCTTGTGACCCACCAACCAAGGAAGTCTTTCGGATTCTCTTACCGTACAAGATTCGGTAACGACACTGAAGGACAGGATTACGGCTACAAGATCCACATTGTGTACAATGCTTTGGCCGCCCCGTCTCAAAGAAGCAACGAAACGACTGGCGATACAGTCAACCCGATCGCTCTTAGCTGGGGTATCTCTACTCTTCCGCCAAGCATGACCGGTTACAAGCCGACAGCTCACTTGGTAGTCCACTCGAGGCGTACTCCTCCGAATCTCCTCGCGGCTATTGAGGATATTCTCTATGGCACTGAGGAAGCTTCGGCTAGATTGCCTAGTGCTCAAGAATTGCTGGATCTGTTCGGTAGCCCAGGCCCGATCTTGGCTCGTAATAGGCTTCTGAACCCAGCTTTCCGTTTGAGCAATGCTAACTGGACCGCAGGGTCGAGTATGACTCTTACTCGAGTGACCCCGACACCAGTTCCGCCATATCCTACGATCACCACAGCCGGGAAGCTCACGCCATCGGTCGCTATCGCAGCCAACGCTGTCATTGGATATTCTACGAACTTCAAACCAATGCCTCCTGGCGCTATCGTTGCTGCTCGTATGGATGTGTATCGTGAAACGGCTGAACCAATTGATATTGTCTTCCAGATTCCTTGCTACAATGCTGGAGCGGGCAACGGAACGGCTCGATCGGTAACATTCACGGTCACGGATCAGTGGACGACCATTCATCTTCCAGGCGCTCTGATTCCAGCAGGCACGACAGATGTTCGGCTCATGCTCAGGGCAGTTGGGACCACTATGGCTGTCAACGAAGACCTATATTTCACCGCAGCTAGACTAGATGTAGTGGAGAATGTCGGAGATCTCCTCTTGTCGTACTTCGATGGGGACAGTCCTGACGACCCGTTCGCCACTTATGAGTGGGAAGGCGCAGCAAACGCATCGGAATCGGTCCTCCGAACCTGGTATTAAGCGATAGAGGAGGCTGGTTATGAGGCTTGTTTGGGATGATATTCGTAGTCGAGATTACGAGATTGGCGTTGATCGAGGCGTTTTTTACAACTCGAGCGGTAATGCTGAGGTCTGGAATGGCCTGATCTCGGTTCAAGAGATGACCGATGATTCAGAGAACTCGACTCAGCATATCGACGGGTTGAAGTATGGCATTCGTCGTAACAGAGGCGAGTTCGCTGGTACGATCCAGGCCTTCACATATCCTGAGTCATTCCCTGAACATGGCATGGCGACAATGCAAAAGCGCTGGCCTTTCGGGATGAGTTACCGTACGAAGACCAAGACCGGTTACAAGATCCACTTGGTTTACAACGTGCTGACTTCAGTCTCGAGGCGTTCTTACACGATCAACGAGACGTCGCCTTTCTCTTGGGACTTCGCGACCCTCCCAGTCAAGGTTCCATGGCATTCACCATCAGCACATCTCGTCATCGATAGTTCAGCTGCTTCATCTGGAGCTATGGTTGATCTCGAGAACATTCTCTATGGGAGTGACGACGCTGAGGGTAGGCTTCCTCTTCCCGACGAGCTGTTCGCTATATTTGACATCCACGCGATCCTCCGAGTAATTGACAACGGGGATGGCTCATTCACTGTGATCGGTCCCTCGAGCATGGTCAAGATGCTGGATGCCACTACATTCGAGATCAAGTCGCCGACCGCGATCTACATTGATGACGAGACATATCTTCTCAGTTCCTACTAGGAGGTGCCATGGCCACCGTTACCGGTTTGACAGCAGCACGAATGCTCGAGATCGAGGCAGCCTCCGTTGTGGATGGCGATGTCGTCGGAACTGATCTTATTCTCACCACTAAGGGTGGGTCTACGATCAATGCTGGTTCCGTCATCGGTCCACAAGGCATTCCTGGTGCGGCTGGTGAGAAGTGGTTCGCATCGGCGGGTTCTCCTCAGAGCACAACAGGAGCTGTTGGAGACTGGCATCTCCATACAACCACAGGAGATGTTCGTGAAAAGACAGACGCGGTCACTTGGACAGTTCGAGGTAACATCAAAGGACCCGCCGGCGCACAAGGTCCTCCTGGACCCATTGTCGCAGGTCCTATCATTCGAACCTACAAGACGCCGGGAGCTCATGTCTGGACGAAACCTGCTGGCCTTCGAACTCTCACGGTCGAGCTCCAAGGTGGAGGAGGAGCTGGAGGTGGTGCTGGCGCTGCCGCAGCTGGTGCAGCCGCTCTTGGGGGTTCCGGAGGTGGAGGAGCCTACCTGAAACATATTTTCCTCGCGTCCGAGCTTCCAGATCCAACGTACGCTCTGGACACAGGCGCGGCTGGCGATGGTGTCTCAGGAGCTGCTGGTAATGCAGGAACTCCATCCTTATTTGGAACGCTTCTTTCAGCGCTTGGCGGAGGTGGAGCCGGCTCAGGTGGTTCATCAACCTCAGCTGGTTTGACAGCCGTCGGTACTGGCGGAGCTCTTGGTGGGGCTGGATCAGTGACGCCCACGTTCGGAATGGTGGGTGGAACTGCGAACCGTGGCCAAAGACTCGCTGCGGGCGCTACAGGATCCTTCACGGGCCAAGGGGGTAACTCGTTCTATGGGTTCGGTGCTATATCTGCGCTCACATCAGGTAACGGCGCTTCGGGAACTGGTTTCGGCGGAGGCGGAGGCGGAGCTATGGCTCTGTCAGGCACCGGTCCTTTCACAGGAGGTTCGGGAGCTCCAGGCATCATTGTTCTTACCGAAGACTTCGGATGATATTTGAAAGGAGTCATTGTGATTTCATACGAAGCAACTGGCTCCTTCTCAAACACGGAGTCTTTTCTCAAAGCAATGGAACATCTGGCTGTTGTTCAGATGATGGAAGATGCCGGTAGAGAGGGCGTTAAAGCATTAGCTTATGCGACCCCACATGACACTGGTTTAGCTTCTATATCTTGGGGCTATGAGGTCTCTGCTAGTAACGGATTCTACACGGTAACGTGGATCAACACAGACATTGAGAACGGGTTCCCGGTTGTGATTGCTCTTCAGTACGGTCATGGCACCGGTACGGGAGGGTACGTTAAAGGGCGAGACTTCATCAACCCAGCGATCAAGCCGATATTTGACTCGATTGCGAACAGGCTGTGGAAGGCGGTGACCTCTGCATGAGCACTGTAGACGAACGCGTAGTCAGGATGAAGTTCGACAACGCACAGTTCGAGCGTGGCATTCAGACAACGATGCACTCGCTCGAGGACCTGAACAAGGGTCTGCAGATGCCAGGGGCCACCAAGGGCCTACAAGAGATCTCCGGTATGGCCAGTAAGGGACTCGGGCTGCATAACATTGCTGCTGGAGTTGAGTCTGTTTCTTCCAAGTTCAGTGCCATGTCAGTTATTGCTATCACCGCGCTATCAAAGATCACTTCGAAGGCGATCGATGCGGGCGCGCAGGTAGCTAAGAGCCTTACTGTGCAACCTGTACTCGAGGGTTTCTCTGAGTATGAGTTGAAGCTTGGTTCTATCACAGCGATTATGGCGAACGTGGCAAAAGAGGGCAAGAGTCTCAAAGAGGTTACAGCAGGTCTTGAGGAACTGAACACATACTCCGACAAGACCATCTACAACTTCGGTGAGATGGTTAACAACATCAAAGCCTTCACTGTCGCTGGTGTTAAGTTCGATGACTCCGTTGGCGCCATTAAAGGCCTATCCAACGTCGCAGCCATCACCGGCACCAATTCTGAAGATGCCGCTCGAGGCATGTATCAGCTATCCCAAGCAATGAGTGTCGGCTCGGTCAAGCTCCAGGACTGGATCTCGATCGAGAAGGCTGGAGGTATGGGCGGCAAGATCTTCCAAGACTCTCTCATGGAGACCGCTCGAGTACACGGCGTTAACGTCGATGACATGGTCAAGAAGAACGGCAGCTTTCGATTGAGTCTTAAGGAAGACTGGCTGTCAACGGACATCATGCTCGAGACCTTGAGCAAGTTCACAGGCGATCTCAGTGACGCTCAGCTGAAGTCAATGGGATACACTCGTGAACAAGTCGTGGCGATTCAGAAGCAAGCTAAAGCTGCAGTCGGCGCTGCTCAGGACGTAAAGACTTTCACTCAGTTGATGGGCACCCTCAAGGAAAGCGCAGCCTCAGGTTGGGCGCAGTCCTTTGAGATCATCTTCGGAGACATCGAAGAAGCCAAGAAGCTGTGGACAGGTATCTCGAGCACTATCGGCGGGATCATCAGTAAGTCCTCTGAAGCTCGCAACAAGATGCTAGCTGACTGGGACAAGCTCGGTGGACGTAAGGCTATGATTGAAGCTTTCAAGAATGTCTGGGAAGCATTGGTTGCTGTTGCAAAGCCGATCAAGGACGCCTTCCGAGACATCTTCCCGCCGGCAACAGGGAAGAATCTGGCAGACATCTCTAAGTCTATTCGAGACTTTACTGAAGGTCTCAAAATGGGAGGAGAAACTGCCGAGAAAGTAAAGAGTATCTTCTCAGGAATCTTCTCAATTCTCGACATCGGTCGTATGGTTCTGGTCGAAGTCGTCAAGATGATCCTGAACTTGTTCGGCGCTGCTGGAGAAGGCTCTGGCGGTATTCTTGACTTCGCCGCTAGCATTGGCGATTGGATCAAGGGCGTTCGCGACGCCATGAAGAATGGTGAAGGCCTTCATAATTTCTTTGTGAAGCTCACATCGGTTCTTAAGGCTCCGATCGATGCTGTTAAGAAGATCGCTAAGGCTATAAAGAGCTTCTTCGACGGCTTCAAAGTGAACTTCGGTCCTATTGGCGAAATGATGGACAAGTTCAAGGAACGCTGGTCTGGCTGGATCAAGCTGTTCCAGGGTGGTAAGAAGAAGGGCGGAGGTCCGCTCGACTTCATCAAGAAGCAGCTCTCGAACTTCAGTGACTTCATATCTCCCATGATGGATGGTGTCAAGAAGAAGTTCGCTGAGCTTGGGCCTGGAATCAAGGAAGCTCTTGGGAAAATCGATACCGGCATGGTCATGGACGCCTTAAGCGTTCTCTTGATCGGCGGCATTGGTGTTATGCTCAAGAAGTTCACTGGAGGTCTGGGTAAGGAATTCGGTAAGCTGAACATATTCCAAGGGTTCAAAGCTGGCGCTCTCGCTCGAGTAGACAGTGTTCTCGGTGGAGTGAACAAGACTCTCGGCGCCATGCAGGCGAATCTCAAAGCCGGCACGCTGATGAAGATCGCCGGTGCTATTGGCGTACTCGCCATCGCGGTAATCGCTTTGTCTTTGATCGACGCCGAGGACCTCACCAAGGCTCTCACAGCTATCACAGTCATGTTCGGTCAACTTGCTGTGGCTATGAGAGTCTTCGAAGGAGCGATGAGCACCAAGGGACTGGCTAAGATGCCGCTCCTCGCTGGCGGTCTTATTCTCCTGGGTATCGCTCTATTCATCCTCGCTGGTGCTGTCAAGAAACTTGGCGACATGAAGTGGGAAGAACTCGCTAAGGGTCTTCTCGCCACGACCGTACTGATCGGCGCTCTTATTCTCGCATCTAAGGGTATGGAGAAGAACAGCAAGGGTATGATCAAAGCTGGCGTGGCTCTGATCATATTTGCA